ATGATTGATATGAAAATTGACCAGTATCATCTGACTAGTGACAAATACGAAGTTAAGGTTAACAGGATGTCATTAGACAGCCATGGTCATCCGGTAACTAGCTACGATGATAAGTCTGGCATCAATCGCCTAGTAGAAGCACCCCTAGCGCATTGTAAGAATGTCGAGGACGCATTGCACTGGCTTCGTGGGTATTTAATCCGGACCGGTAGTGAACGTATTACAACAGTGGATCAGTTAGCCAGAGAGAGTCGTAAAATTGAGCGGCAATTTGACACGTACATTAAAGAGCGTGTACCGGAAGGACTGTGAGTTATGCCTAAACACACTAAGAAACGTTCAACGATTAAACGGAAGCACCGGCGAATGAAGCAACACGCCGAAGCAAACAAAAAGGATGTTTAAAAATGAGATTTATTGATATGTTCGCTGGCATTGGTGGTTTTCATCTTGGCATGGAACAAGCTGGTCATACATGCGTTGGCTGGATTGAATGGGACAAATTTGCTAGGCAAAGCTACCAGGCTATTCATGATGTAGAAGGGATTTGGAATGCAAGTGACATACGAACAGTTAGAGCTAGTGAGCTACCCAGAGCAGACTGCTGGTGCTTTGGCTTTCCATGCCAAGACATCTCAGTCGCCGGTAAGCAAAAAGGATTCACTGCCGGAAAGCGTAGTTCTTTATTTTTTACAGTTACAGGGCTTATTAGAGACCTCGAAGAAGAAGATAGACCCAGCTACTTACTCATTGAGAACGTTAAAAACTTACTTAGTATTAACCGAGGGCTTGACTTTCTCAAACTTCAAATTGAATTGGATGAAATCGGGTACGATGTCGAATGGTCAGTGCTTGACTCAGCCGAAGTCGTCCCTCAGCACCGGGAACGTATCTTCATTGTCGGGCATCTTAGAGGACGACGTACCCAGCAAGTATTTCCTATCGTTCAAGACGGCCGAGAAGTTAATCGCCGGTCAGACGCAACAAATACCCTTACCGCCCGTTACGGGGAAGCACAGGGATCAGGATCGTACGTTGCTGAAAGTGAACCGCCGAAAGTGAAGCAGGCGGGCAATCTTATGAATACCAAATATTTTGGTGGTAATCCACAACCGGGACGTGTTTATGATCCTAGCGGTATTTCACCAACATTAAGTACGATGCAAGGTGGAGGAAGAGAGCCAAAGATAATAGTTAACCCACACGGTTATAACAAAGGTGGCACTAGAACAATTTCGCCAACGGTTACTGCAGGTTCTTTTAAAGATAATAATTTTGTTCAGACCAACATTCTCGCTGGTCTGAGGATAAGAAAATTAACACCGCTTGAATGCTGGCGCCTACAAGGGTTCCCTGATTGGGCGTTTGATCGAGCAAAGCAAGCTGGTTTAAGTGACAGCCAATTATACAAGCAGGCTGGTAATAGTGTGACGGTGCCCATTATTAAGGCAATTGCTGAGAGAATGGATCTACCGCGATGAACGTATCATGGGAGTGTCTGCGTGCTGTAAGTTAAATAGACGATATTACATTAGGAGATGGCGACAATGATTAAGTTTAGAGCGTGGAACGGGTACAGGAAGATAATGGCTGACTATGTCTCAGCAATCCAAAATGGAGATACACAAGGAACGCCCAGTTCTGTTAACGTTATTGTAGACGGGAAAAACGAAACTTGGGACATTAAAAATGATGATGTTGAGTTATTGCAGTTTACCGGCCTGAAAGACGTGAACGGCAATGAGATTTATGAAGGCGATATTGTTGAAGTTACATCTCAATATTGGGGAATGTTAGGGAATAGATATGAGGTCAAGTTTACACAGGGCGCATTCTACGTTAAATATGGCTTGTTATCAGAAATTTCACCAAGTATATCAGTTATTGGAAACATGCACACTAACCCGGAACTATTGGAGGATAAGTTATGATTAAATTTAGAGCGTGGGACAAGAGAAGCGGAATCTATCTTTACGATGTGCAGAATGCAAGTGACATGTTTAGCGACGTTAAGTATGAAAATGGTGAGAATGCTGATTGTGACGAGTATTGCTTTGCCGGATTCTTATATGATGAACGGTATGATGTTGAACAGTTTACCGGCCTGAAAGACGCCAGCGGTGATGAAATTTATGAGAATGATTTAGTTTTGCTTGACCCAGACGACCCACCTTATCAAGTTATTTTCGACGAAGGCAAATTTGAATTATCTAATGATTACTTAAGATTAGTTTATGACCTTAGTGAAGAATTTATGGACTGCGAAATTATTGGCAACGTGCACAAAAACCCAGAACTATTGGAGGATAACGAATGATTAAAATTTATCGTAAAACAGCCACTATCAAGGCCGAACAATTTGACGGCGGTCAAAAACGAGTATTTGGATACCGTGTTATCCCAAGCAGCATGATCGATGCAATTACAGGGATGCCCGCTTATTATTCGATATTGATTAATGATGTTAAACCAGAGCCTGATGATGACTTTCCAGTTGATGATGTAGAAGTAGTTTTTGAGGTAGGTGACTGGATTATTAAAGAACCCGATGAGATTAAAGCGATTAAGAACGATGTATTCAAGCAGACGTATGCCGAACTACCGGTGATCAATAAAGGGATTGCACAGTTGATTGAACTAACCAAACAAGACGGTAAAAGCTTAGGTGATATGTTCGTGGATTATGCTCCTAAACAATTGACAGATGCTGATGAGGATATGATTTCGAACTGGGTTCACGATACCAAAAATAAAACTGTTCTATCAAATAAGCTTGCCCGTGCGTGGCTGGACGGATATCAAGTGGAGGAAGATAAATGAGTGACACCGAATACGCAAAAGCAATCCGAATGAAAGCCACAGTTGCCAACTTGGAAATGAACGCGGCACTGACAACTTAGCAACAGGCACAAATTGGCCAGGACTTCATTGCTGACATTATGGAGTTGAGTGATCACGAGAGTAAACAAAAAGCCGCCTGTTAAGGCGACCAGTCACAGGACCACTCGTATGACCGTTGCCAGTATAACATATAAAAAGCGCCGCCATCACTGACGCCGCTACGATTGATTCCTACAAAATTAATTATAGCACAGTCAAAACAAGGGGTGGCATGATGGAGAGCATTTTTAAGGACGTTGATGAAGAACGAACAATTGCTAATGCGGAACGGGTGCTAAAAGACTATTGGAAATGGCGACTACGAGCTCGCAGGGTTAATTTCAACCTGCAAAGTCCAGCAATGGACGGAATGCCTAAAAGTCCTAGCTATGGCAACCATATTGAAGACAAGCAAGTTAGTAAAGCTAACGATGATTTTATGGCTAATTTAGTTGTCAAGGTCATTGAAGCTGTTACAATTGATGAAGAAACGGAGAAATATTCAGAGCTATTAATGCTGCTCTATGTTAAACGGTATTCGAAAACTAAGTGCATGATTAGCCTGAATATCTCCGACAAAACATTTAATAAGTATTTGAAACAAGCCCAGTTAATGTTCGCTGAGATATATCCGGATGGCGTGGAAGACCTGATCGTTAAAAAGTATGAGCCAGAGATTATTGCTCACTACGACGAGGACTGAATTTACTCCGACAAAATTCCGAGTAAATTCCGACAAGTTTCCGTGTTGATTCCGGTAAATAAGTCCAAAAGGGGAGTAAATTAGTATTATCGAATGTTAGGTAAGCCACCCCGGGCAATTATTACCTAACATTATTGTGGCCTTAGCTCAGTTGGTAGAGCACCTGACTGTTAATCAGGTTGTCGCTGGTTCGAGTCCAGCAGGCTACGTTGCCGGCGGATTTATAAGGGGTGATGCGCTCCTCTCTGCCGCCGGCATTAGTCTTCGTATTTAACGTCGGCCGTTAAATGTGAGTATCGCTGTGGGCTAATTGGCAAGCCACAATGGGATGTAGGTTCGAGGCCTACCGGCGATATAGTTATGCAGCATGGTCACTCATGAGGGCTAAAACTGTATAACACGTGCTTGTGGCGGAATAGGTAGACGCACAGTTAGGTGTGAGTAACGGGTGTTGGTTGACAACCAGTACGTCCACACATCATGTAGGGTGCAAATCCCTACCAAGCACATTAAACGCGTCCGCGGCACCAAAACGGGAAATCTCCAAACTGCTCTCGCTTATTGGCGGGAGTTTTTGTATAGTTAGATTAGTTTGGAGGAATAAATTATGAAAGATATCATAAGTTTTATAGTTTGGGTTTGGAATAGTACTTGGATTTGGAAAATAGCAACGCTTCTAACTTCATGGTGGGCAATTCATCAAACTAGTAAAGCCAGTAAGCGCGCCTATAAAAAGAAGACTATTGTTGAGATATCTTATGCCATTATGTCTACTGGTGACGAGGTTGTGCAGGTTAGTGCTGTAAATGATGGAAATATTGATGTGAATGTTACGGTCCTTGGGATAACCGATAAAAAAAGTAAAAAGAATGCGTTTATACCCAATGAGTCAGATGTTTTGAAAGAGTCGATGCTACCTAAAAAGCTTTCAACTGGTGACCTTGCAAGACAAGCATTGGCTATTCGCCCCCTATTAGAAAGCATTCAGGGTGTAATGGACTTGACTCAACTATACGGCTTTGCAGAGTTGAGCACTGGTGAAAAAATTTATAGTAGTAAGACGTTTAATTTAGAAAAATTTTTGAAATAATGTTTAAAATCAATAAGAAAGCAAGGTGTGGTGGTATGAAATGGCAGTAATGATACACAGCAAGTACGGATACGAGCCACCTGAATGGGTGCAGGCTGACTCCCGGCTAGATAAGTGGTGTAAGGATAAGAAGCGTCGTGCTAAACAGCATGGCGCTTTTAGTTTGGATAAAAATAAGGAGGTGCAGCATGAAACTACCGGCGTATGTAAAAATCAGTGGTATTAATTATACCGTTGTCTTAAAGAAGCGGCTTGAAGATTCTGGAGATGCTTGTTGGGGATTAACTGATTATCCTGATGCCACGATTTACATTTGCAAAGAGTTATCCCAACAAAAGAAGCGTCAAACGCTCATGCACGAAATGGTACACGCAATGATGCACGAGGCTGGACTTGACAATATCTGCAACGATGAAAAGATTGTAAATCCATTAGGCAATATGCTAGATAACGTACTGGCTAGTAATGATCTAGCCAAGTTGTATTAGCAATTAATTCTAAACCCGTCGATTTCGACTGGTTTAAAAACGGAGGTAACAGAAAATGAACGATGTTGAATTTACAAGTAAATGCAAAGCCTTAGTACTGGACTACGCTAATGAACATTTAGATGTAACTGATGGAAAACAGATCACTGTCGATGATGTTTTTACTGTTTGGCAAGCGAAAGCATTACAGAATAGTAAAGCGTTACTAAGCACGACCTTAAGTGATGGCATGTACTACGAGCTTACTTATAACGGTGATAAGGGTGAGATCTACCTGGACGCCTACAAAAAGTTTGAGAATCGATGCTACAAAATTTAGACTAATTAATTCCAATTAATGGAGGTGTGGTGGTATGTAATGAAACGAAAGTTAACGCCAAAACAGCGTAAATTTGCTAATGAATTCATTAAAACTAACAACGCTTATCAATCGGCTATAAACGCAGGCTACTCTAAGGCTTATGCAAAGAATGCTGGAAAGTTTTTATTGGAAAATATTGGAATTAAAAATTATATCCAACAAAAGACTGGAAGTGTTGAAAAACGTGAGTCTGATGAAGCTGACGAAGTGCTAAAAAACATCTATCGGATTGCGTCAGGCAGATCAATAAGCCATGACTTTGTTAGGATTGACAATTTAAAAAAAGAAGAAACAACTAACGAAACGACTATTGCCCCGGCACCGTTTAAAGAGCAGGTTAACGCATCCGAGCTTTGGTTTAAGTTAAGTGGCCGACTAAAAAATGATAGCAAAGATGTTGAAGATCAAAAGATTCGCAAGCTTAAAGCTGATGCAGATATTGCGGAGGCTAAGGCTAAACGATCTAGTAAAGACAACCAACAAGTTGTCATCAACTTTACTGACGATTTGCCCGATGACGGCCAACAAAATGCTTGATTGTATATGAGATGGCTAATAGTATGACAAACGCCACGATAAACCACCAAGCTATGTATATTAAACCAATGACTGCTGCAATCAAAATGAAATCTACAAACCAATTTAAACCCCGCCATGCCATATGAAAGAAAATTGGTAGGCCTAAAAATAAAATAATTATTGCTATTATCATGTTAACGTCCCCCCTGGAGATGATGTCATATGTCAACCACCCAACAATTTAATTTAAGTTTACGACAATTAATTGGTTCTGGCTATACCGATTTCTGGCGTGATCATCACTTTTACCGAGTGATTAAAGGCAGTCGTGGATCGAAGAAGTCGGTAACCACCGCTCACAATTTAATTTACCGGTTAGTTAAGTATCACTGGTCAAATATCTTGGTTGTAAGGCGTAATGCCAATACCAACAAGACTAGTACCTTCGTGGAATGCAAGAAGGCTATTAATGACTTCCACTTAGCGCGTTACTTTAAGTATAACGAGTCATTGCCAGAGATCACTTACTTGCCAACTGGCCAGAAAATAATCTTTCGTGGCCTTGATGATCCGTTGAAACTAACTTCAGTTAATGTCCTTACTGGTGAATTGTGTTGGCTGTGGGTAGAAGAAGCTTATGAGATTGAATCGTTTAGCAAGTTACAAACGGTAATTGAATCGTTACGTGGCAATGATCCACAAGTGTTTTATCAAGTAACACTCACGTTTAATCCGTGGAATGAGCACCACTGGCTAAAGCGTGAGTTTTTCGATCAGAAGCGCGATGATACCTTTGTTCGCACGACTACCATCAGATGCAATGAGTTCGTTTCTAACGAATATAAGCAGCGACTTTATAGTTTATATCAAACTAACCCTAGACGCGCTAAAACGGTCGTTGATGGCGAATGGGGCATAGCTGAAGGGCTGGTATTTGAAGATAACATTGAACAAATTGAATTTAACGCTATGGACAAAATACAAGAATGTGGGCAGACTGGCTTTGGCCTGGACTATGGCTTCGGTAATGATCCTAACGCTTTCGTTGCCGTTGCTGTTGATGTTCGCAATAAGCAGTTGTGGGTCTACGATGAGATGTATACCTATCATCAAACAACACCACATATTGCTAAATGGTTAAAAGCTAACGGCTATGAACGAGCCAGGATATATGCAGATAGCGCAAGCCCTGAAAGAACTGCTCAATTAAATGATTTAGGAATTTTAAATGCTGATAGCGTTTCAAAAACGCCAATTGAGGCTGGTATTGACCAACTATGGCAATATCAAATTCACGTTCACCCTAAATGCAAGAATTTGTGGCGTGAATTAAACAGCTACGTCTTTGACAGTGATCGCATGGGTAACACGCTAAGCAAGCCTAAAGACCAAGACAACCATGCAATTGACGCCTTACGTTATGCAGTTCGCCAATATATGGGGGATTACGATGGATCATTAGGTGTTAAATGGGATGAACAATACGCGATTGGTCGTCAGATGGGAGTGAGTGACTATTAATAGTATTTATGGAAAGCAACGTTTTGACCGTGAAGCCAACCGAGACTACACGATGCCAGTTGGAACATACACGGCAGTTTCAGAGCAGCCGTTAGAATTAATGAAGATTGTCTATCAGTTTATTAACCATCATCAGAATCATCAAGTCTCAAGACTTCAAACTTTGTATGATTACTACCAAGCTAACAACGCAATCAAAAAGCAAGGAGATAGTGATAATCCTTACCATGCTAACAATCGAGTAGCGGCGGCATTCGCTCGTTATATGACAAGCATTCGAGTTGGCTATTTAATAGGTAATCCCATTCAGTTAAAGCTACAAGATGATACTGAAGTAGATGATAGCCAGGCACAAAAGTTCCAAAATGTATTGGACACTTTTATTACTAATACGAATGCAGATTATGTCAACCAGCAACTAGCGAAGGATTTATCAATCACTGGTCGAGCATATGATCTCGTATACGTTAAAAACGGAGTGACTGATTTAGGATTAGTTCGAGTTGATCCTGAACAAGCATTTGTGATCTATGATGATACTGTCGATCACAAGCCACTTGTTGGTGTCCGTTATTATCAGACTGGTATCTTAGATAATCAATTGGTAGAACATTATGAGGTTTACACTGATAGTCAGCTTTTTACCTTCCATAGTCAGGGCGGATTACCTCAAACTAATTCACCCGTTGCCAATGCAGTCTTGGATGATACATTGCCACACTTTTTCAATACTCTTCCATTAACCGAATATCGCAATAATGATGAACGGTTAGGCGATTGGGAGCCTGAACTAGACCAACTAGATGCACTGGACAAAAGTGTATCGATGATGGCTGACTTCCAGGAAGACTTCAATAATGCCAATATTGTCTTAACTGGTAAGTTCTCTAATATGACAGAACCTAAGTATTTGCTAGACGAGAACGGTAATAAAAAAATAGGCCAAGACGGCCAGCCAATTATCATTGAACCAGCTCACCCAAATGTTGATCCTAAAAACCATATGTGGTATTTGGAGCCGTTCGCAGCAAGCGGCGGTGTTGGTTCCACTGCCAAGCATATTATCCAACCTGACGCTAAGTATCTAACTAAGCAGTATGATGCGGCTGGTTGGTCAACATACACTAATTTTCTTATCAACGAAATTCACAAGTATACTAATACGCCTAATGTTAATGATCCAAACTTTGCTTCCAACGCTTCTGGTGTGGCTATGTCTTATAAGCTGTGGGGCAGTGATCAAGAACGCAAGCTGCAGGAAACACTGTTTAAACGTGGCTTACACGATCGCTTGAATGCTTGTGTTAGCTATTGGCAAACGCTCAATCAAATTAGTGCTGACAAATGGAATACGATGATTAAAGCTAATTTCATGCCAAATCTGCCTAAGAATGATGATGCTACCGCGCAACTTATTCAGTTGCTAAATGGCACTGGCAAATTCAGCGATGAAACGATTCGCGATATGGCTGAACCAATTACTGGAATCAATGCTGATACTGAAGCAGAACGCGTTAAAGAAGATATTCAAGCTGCTAAGGAAGATGACGATAATTACGCTCAAGGTGACGGTGGACTTGGCAACATATTTGCAACCGGTAAGCCGACTCCTGCACCCTTAATGAGTAACAGCGAGGCTACAACAGAGAACGACGGTTTGCCATGAAAGAAGGCTGATTATGGACATTAATAAACTGATTCATGCTTTGGCAAAGATTTTAGATGTTAAGGATCCGGTATTCCAACAGTTAATCAGCATTATCGAACGTTCACATCATGCCCAAGTTAAGAATTTAACCTACTTTCTACACAAAAATGTAACTTGGCAAGATAATGCCGATGACGCAGACATTAAAGAGTTAACCGATGCAGTACTTGAATTAAAACAGAGTGCTACTCCTGAGGAAGAACAAGTCTTAGCTACGTTATTAAATAATCTACCTTACAAAACTAATTTAGATGTAGCCCAGGCCCAAGCACGCGTTAATGTCGCTAATATGGGACTAAAGGTTAACAAGGTAGTCCAAGCAAAGCAGGCAGAGATCGTTCAACAGGTAACTAAACTAACTGGTAGTGGGTTAAGCGGGTACAATACGCAGCTTAGACGTCGTGCATTGTATCGAGTGACTGCTCAAAATGAACCCGAGAATACCTCACTAGACCTGATTTTTAAGCACGCTAATAAATTAGCGATTGATTTAGATAACATTATCAAGTTTCAAATGCAAAATCATGTCAATCCTAATTCAATTAGCAAAATTACTGCAAAAGCGCTTGGCGTTGCTGGCAAGCCTAATCCAAATGAGGATTTATGGGAAACAGCAATGCAAAAGCGCTATATGTCAACTAAGGCTGATATGGAGCGCATTTTAGTTACTGAGAGCAAAGCAACTCAGACGAAGGAATGTGCTAAGCAATACAACAATTTAGGCTTTACCAAGCTAAAGATTGTTACCCGCGATAATCCTCATGTTTGCAGATATTGTGAGGGTCACGACGGTACGATCGTTGAAATTAAAGATGCTGTGGTTGGTATGAATGTGCCGCCATTACACCCGCGTTGTCATTGCAATGTAATTCCAGTACAAACGGACTACAAAGATGTCCTAAGTGAACTTAACTAGTAATTGATTGCCCTGGATACGGCGTTAAAAGGTCTATTTTTTTAGCCGACGGGCGTAAAACGAATTAAGTCGACAGACGTTAAATGGAGGTTATCTAATGAGTGAAGAACCAAAGAATCCGGAAACCAACCCTGAAGATGGTAAGCAGTCTGAAGAACCAGTAACATTTACCGATGAACAACAAGCTAAAATTGATGAATTGATTGGTCAACAGCACGCTAAATGGTCTAAGAAACTTGATCAACAGCAAGCTGAATTTAAGCAGCAGTTGGCTGATACGCAAAAGCAGGCCGAAGAACGAGCTAAAATGACTGCTGAACAAAAGGCTGAAGCTGATCGTAAACAACGTGAAGCTGAAATGGCTAAACAAAATCAAAAATTAGCAACTCAGATTCAGGAATACAAAACCAAGTCAATGTTACTCGACAAGGGGATTAGTCCTGACATGCTACCACTAGTTATGGGTGCTGACGAAGATTCCACCAGCGATAATCTAGGACTATTGCAGAAATACGTTGATAGCCAAGTGCAAGCGGCTACTGAAAAGTTATTGACTGGTAAGCAAGCCGTTACTACTGGGAACAACAACACTTCACCACTAGAAACAGGGACTGATAATCCATGGTCCAAAGATGGTTGGAACTTAACAAAACAAACTGAAATTTACAATACCGACAAAGAACAGGCTCAAAAATTAATTGCTAGTGCCCAACCAATTAGCCAGTCGTTCTATGTTGGAAAATAATAAGGAGAGATAAATTATGGTAAACGGAAATATTACACAATTAAGTGATATGAAAATCCCTGAAAACTGGGGGGCTTATTTAGCTGAAAAATCAACACAAAACAACGCGTTCTTTACGAGTGGCGTCGTTCAAAACGTACCACAAATTGCATCATTATTAGGTGCTGGCAAAGTAGCCAACATGCCACTGTTCAAGCCATTAGCTGATGATGATCCTCAAGTACCAGATGACACAACTGACTTATTAGTCAACAAGATTACTACTGACTTAGCACAAGCCCGTAAATTAGGCTTCGATCAAGCTTGGAGTGCAACTGACTTATCGGCTGAACTATCAGGTGCTGATCCATTAAGCGCTATTGGCGATCAAGTCAGCGATTATTGGTCACATGTCTATGAAAAACTCTTATTACAAACTCTCACAGGGGTATTTAGTTCAGCCAGCATGAAGGGTGTCAACCAATTAGACACTACTACTGATAAGACTGACACAACGTTCAGCTTGAAGAACTTCAACAAGGCTCGCTTCTTATTAGGCGATCGCTATAAAGATTTGGCAATTGTAGCAGTTCATTCTGACATTCTCCGTCAATTGCAAGATGCCAACTTAGTTGACGCTAAGAGCAATTCAACCTTCGTCTTAAATGGCAATAGCAACGTACCAACATCAATCCAAGCGCCTGATGCTGGTGATAAGATTAAAGGCGTTCAGATTGTGGTTGACGATAGCTTACCAGTAAGTGGTGGCAAGTACACGAGTTACTTATTCGCTCAAGGTGCGATTGGCTATTCTGAATTACCAGTCACTAACGCAGTTGAAACTAATCGCGATCCATTAAAGAACCATGGTGTTGATTATCTTATCAACCGCCGTCGTTTTGTCTTTGCACCACAAGGGTTGTCTTGGAACGAAAGTAACTTCACTTCCAAACATTCGGGTAAAGCTTATCCTGCGATGGCTGACTTAGCTGATGGCACTAACTGGACAAAAGTCTACGATCAAAAATTGATTCCAATGGCACAGTTTGTAACTAGTGCTGACCCTATCGTACCGGTATCGAGCCTCGGTCACTAGTCAGGAGGTATTCTATGAGTGACGAACAGGACAGCAATAAGACATTAGAACACGTCATTACTCTGCTAGGTATTACTCCTAACGATAGTGAAAAGAAACGACTGACACTATATATTGATCATGCAGAGCAAGCCATTGTTTTATATCTGGGCCGTTCAGTTAGAATTTCAGGCTTGCCAGCAGGATTAGACTATATTGTAGAGAATTTAGCCGTAACTAAGTTCAATAAGTTTCATAATGAGGGCGAAAAGTCTCACAGTGAAGAAGGGCTGTCTTTTCAGTTCAACGTTAACGACCTGGCACCCTACTATCCAGATCTTCAAGCCTGGGTAGATGGTCAAGCTAAAACAACGCGTGGCGCTACTGCGATTGGCTGGTGATGGTATGCGCTATCCAAATAAGGTTTATTTATTGACTAAGCTTATTGATGAAGACCCCAACGGCCTTAATCATCAAGTGAGCTATCGAAGCCAAGTAGTACCAGCTAATATGCAACAGGTCAATTTAACATTTGCCCCGAATGGCACGGTGTACAACGCAACGGTTATTCGTGTTTATGGACGTTATCAGGCCGATGCGATTGGCCTTAATGGTGAATATGTTGAAGGTGATAACGATACGGTGCATGAGATTCAAAAAGTCAGTCAGCATGATAAGCAAACGGCGTTCTACATCATTCATAATGAGGTGATACTACATGGCGAATAACTATGAAAAAATACCTGTCGTTACGTTCTCAATTGACGTTGATTATTTCAACCAATTATTTGAGACTGCCAGAGGGCTTGCACGCAATGGTATGCCAGAGGCCATGGAAGAAGCCAATAAAGAATATAGACGAGCCGTGGTGCTTAGCAAAGCATTTATCAAGAATGCTGGTGCACGTGAGCAAGAGGCTGCACAAGGCTTAGAGCGCACTCAAGTTGGACATGGTAAGTCTGGTTACGAGCCAACTGGGACATTGCAAGGAACGCTAAAAATCAAGATTAGTGACGATGGTAAGTCGGTATCTGTTATGCCAATGGCAACAGTTGCAGATCAGAAACGAGCATTGGCAGCTATTGCTGGGAGTGGTAGCAAGAAGCCAATCACCAGTCAAGATGGCGTTGATTATTATGGTGTCTACGTGGAATATGGCACTTATAAAACGGCTGCTGAACCTTTTATGAAACCTACCGGTGAAAAAATCGCAATGAGGCTCGATAATGAGTTTGAACGCATCATGCGTTTGGCAGTATTGGGGAGTGATTGATATGTCACCGGAAGAAGATTTACTATTAAGCGTTAAACAATGCCTGCGAGCATTGAACGTTCCGGTATATGATTTCGGACAGCGACGGCCAACTAAGTTTCCACAGGTAGTTGTTAGTTTGCAGAACGAGCAAGAACAAAATGATATTAAAGTTTTGGATTACTTTTTAGGCACCGTGGCTGTTGATGTTTATGTTGATGTAGCTAATGTTGGAAAAGCATACGCATTAGGCCGTCAAGTTGCCAATGCTATGCAACGGTTGGAATTATCTGAATGGCCGTCTAAGTATAGCAGCTCGTCAATGCGTAAATTAAGTGATAACAGTTTAGAAGGCCGGCCGTTAACTCGGCTAGCTTATTTATTTGATATTTTTGTCTATGGAAAGTGAGGAAACACTATATGGCTGGATTAAAGCTACAAACAAAGAGTGCTGACAAAATTTTATACGGGGTCAAATTCCCGTGGGATGATAAAGCAACTCTGATTCAAATGTTGGGATTACAAGCTGCATCTAGTACGACTAATACTCGTGCTAGCTCGGCAGTCAACTTAAAGCAGGGCGTTTTGCATACGTCAGGTTCACGATCAGAAACATTTGTCGTTGATTCGTATTGGACGATCGGTGACAAGATTCATGACGGAATTAAAAAAGCAGTTCAACAAGATGTGGCGATTGGTATTTGGCGCATGGATTTCAATGAAGCAACTTTAGATGAAGGTGGAAAAGTTAAGTCTGTGCCCGCCGAATTTGGCATGGCTAAACCTAATGGATTGCCAGAAACCGAAGCAGTTAACAACTTATTACATGCTAATATCACTTACAACATCGATGGTAATACGCAAGATGGTGTACTAGATGTGGCTGAACTTGACCCACAACTATTAGCCGATGGGTTAAAGATGTTTGACTTCGCTCATAATACTGATGTCGGCAGCACCACTAGCTCGCTTGGGCATTAATGGAGGAAATTTAAACTATGGAAAATTTAATGATTGATGGTACTACTTGTACCCCTAAACTTAACTATGCTTTCGCTAACCAAGTAAAGAAAGAACTCAGTGAAAACGGTCGTGATGGCTTTGATGTCCTTGTTGATGGTTTATTGGACGAAGACCCAGATCAAATTGTGAATGCCTACTATTACGCATTGGCTTACTTTAAACGTTCACAGCCTAGTCGTGACAAAGTAGTCGAAGCACTTGAAGACACTATCTTTGCTGACGATGACAAGACTAACGCTGCTTATTCTGACATTATTCAATCTTTACACGCTGATAATTTTTTAGCGCGGAAGCTTACCAGTTTTGTCAAAGGATACAACAAGATCCTGGACATCATGCAGAAGAAGCTGGAATCGGAAACAGAGGGCAGCGACCAGTACAATCAGGACCAGTTGGGGATGGAACAACTTCAAGCACAACTGGACAAGCTGAAAAAAGTTCTGCAACCTGGTACACCGCAATAAGCTATGCCCGAAGCGCAGGTGTAACTCCGGAACAGTTAGAACAGCTAACGCCAGCTGAGTTTAAAGCTGTTTGGCATGGTTATCAGGTTAACATGCTTAATCAGCAACGCGAGCAAATGCACGCTCGTTTAATGCCACAGGCAACCTATGGAGTTGAACTCAGTCAACCGTTGGGCGAAGCTGTAGAACGGTCAGATGAACAAATTGCAAATGAAATTAGCAAATTAACTGATTATCGAACTGTTGAAGAACGACAACCTGATACGCCTCAAATGGCTATGTATCGAAGACTAATGGAAGCAAAAGCTGACAGAGAGGAGGCCGATTAATGAGTGCAGTTGTTGAAAAGACATTTGTGTGGAAATTTATGGATCAGATTAGCCAAGGGGTTGCTAATGCACGCCAAGCAATGGACGAAGCAGTTCATGCTGCTGCTAACATGGGATCTAAAGTTAGTGAGAGTGGCGAACAGTGGCACAATTACGCTTCCAAGCAGAAGGAAGCGATGGACGAAGCTAAAGCTAACTTTAATGAGTATAAAGACCAAGTCTCTAATTCAAGCAATTTAATTCGTGAAAAGATTAGTGGCCTAATTGACCATCTCAAAGAGATTCCACATGATGTTGTGACGACATTAAAGTCTAAAATCAACGATGAAAACATTGGCATCTTCTCACGCAAAGTGCGGGACGTTCCTAAGGAGCGCTCCGTGTTTTTGCGTGCTAAGGATAAATTCACCGATATGTTCAAACGTTTAAGCGAGCGAAGTAAACAAATTCCCAAGGAACATTCATTACTACTAAAAGTAAAAGATGGCTTCAGCAAGGGATTCCAAAAATTTAACGAGAGCGCCAAGAAAACACGTGAGAACGGTCACCGCTTACGTGACATTATCGAAGGTACATTTGTTGGTAATGCACTGTACAGCGCTTATGACAAAGTTAAAGATGGCATTGTTGCTGCCACCGGAGCTGGATTAAAGTTCGATGCAGAACAGCAAAAAATGATAGCGACATGGACAACCTTGACTGGATCAGCTGGTAAAGCCAAAGATATGGTTCAAAGCATTAATGACTTAGCTGTAAAAACAGGACAAAGCGTTCAAATCGTTGATGAATTGGAACAGGGATTCTATCATTTACATTCCAGTAAAAAAGAAGCTGATGACTTAACACACGCTATGCTTAACATGGGTGATGCGGTCGGATTAACCGGTGATCAATTAATGTCTGTTAGTCAAGACATGGTTCATAGCCTAGCTCAAGGTAAACTAACTGCTGGTGCACTTAATCAGTTAGGGATGTACTTTCCAATGGTCGAAGAAAAGATGGCTAAGTTTGAGGAAGCACACGCGAAAGCTAGTGGATCTGCTGTAGCCAATACTAAGGCTGTTGCTCAAGCTCAACGGGATTATGTCAAGGAACAAACTTTATCTTTTGAGAAAATTCATTATGGCTCCACGATTACCAATAGCGACTTAAAACAATTAGCACAGCAGAACATTATTTCAACCGGTGAAGCACAAAAGTTTCAGGGGATGCTTAGTAACGGGCAAAAAGTTAACTCATCAATGATAAAGCAAGCGATTAAAGTTAATTCGTCTTACGTTACTGCTGCTAAAAATGGTGCTAAACAAGTTGGGAGTTCTGCTGATGAAGCGGTTGCCAACTTACGCCAAATGGTGCAAAAAGGGCAAGTGTCTGCTAAAGATGTCGAAGATATTTTTAAACAAATGGGTTTGCATGACTATGCAGCGGCTGCGGAAAATTTGATGAAAACGTTTGATGGCATGGAGCGTGTACTAAAAGCACGTTCACAAGCACTGATGGGAATTGTCATGGCTCCTGTGTTAAAAGCTGCCAATCCAATTATGGAAGCTTTAACCCATTGGGTAAATGATCCGAAGACTGAATCCTTAATGAACGAATTAGGTAAAAGAATTCAAAAAGGAATGACAACTGTTACTAAAGCCTTTGCAGGGAAAAACTTTACTAGCAAAGGGCTTAATGATGCACTAGACCAGATGGTTGAAAATGCTGGTAAATCAGTCGACAAGCTTTCAGGTTGGCTTGCAAAAAATGCTGGTAACATTAAAGCATTTGGCAGTATTGTCAAGAGCAGTCTAACTATTGCTTTTAAAGTTGTGGGCGCAGCTATTAATGATGTGGTTTCGGTACTTGGATTTGTAGTTAATCCTCTTGGACGAGTATCAAACACCAGTAAAGATGCATCAAGGTCTATAGGCGGACTAGCTGGTATTCTAAAATCATTAGCAAGCAATGGACCAGCTATTCAAACTTTCGGTAAAATATTAGCCGGAGTTTTTGTTTTGAAAAATGTTAGCAAATTCGTTGGTGGTATCAGGTCTATTAACGATAATTTAAAAATAACTGGTAGTCTAAAGAATCTTGGTAAGCCAGTAACCGCATTTATGTCTTCATTAAAGGGCGGTTCTGGTGTTCTAAAATCATTTGGATCAGCACTAAAAGCAGTGCCTTTCGGTATTTGGATTGCGGCGATTGCGGCAATCGTATTCGCTTTAGTTGAGTTATATAAGCACAATAAAAAGTTCCGTGAATTCGTAAATGGGCTTATTAACACAATCAAAGGCTGGTATAAGAATGTTGTTAGGTGGCTTGGTGATGCTGTAAAGTGGATTAAAAAGACGTTTGGCCCGTTCTTTAAGTCAGCAGTTAAATCGATTCAGTCAGTCTGGAAAGAGATTGAACCGGTGGTTTCGGCTGGAATTAAGATGGTCAAGCAAATTCTTAAGCTTGGTATGGCTGTGGTAAAGGCAGTCTGGAAGGTTGCCTGGGGGCTTATATCGTTTGAAGTAAAAAAAGCTTGGGCGATTATTAAGCCAATTATTGATATTGGTATGGCTGTAATTAAAGGGCTTATATCAGCTGGAATGGCTATTATCAAAGCTATTTGGAAAGCTGCTTGGAAGGTTATTAGCGCGGTAGTCAAATCCGTTTGGAATGTGATTAAACCACTAATTATTGGGGCAATGAATGTCATTTCTGATGTAATTCAAACTGTTCTTGATATTATTCATGGCAACTGGAGTAAAGTCTGGAGAGATATCAAAAACGTCTTTTCAGATATTTGGAAAGCCTTATCGCGAGCGGTTAAAGCTTACATGCACGGAATGCACGATATAATTTCATCAGTATTAGATGCAATCAGCACCGTTTGGCATGGTATGTGGCAGGGATTAGGAGATTTCTTCAGTAATGTCTGGAAAGGTATCAAGCAGGCTGCACAAGATGGTATCAACGGCGTTTTAAGCGTTATTAACGCCGGTGTTGATGCAATCGATTCAATTTGGAAATTCTTCACTGGTCATAAAACCAATGTTCACCATTTAGAGCCAGTCAAATTTGCTCAAGGTGGTGTCGTGCATACTCGCCTATCAATGGTTAACGATGGTGCCGGTCAGAACTGGAAGGAATTGTTACAACTACCTTCTGGTGAACTAAAAATGACGCACCAACGTAATGCAGTGCTACCTTTGCCAGCTGGTACACGAGTATATAATGGCGATGAGACGGCTGCTATCATGGCGTCTGCAGGTGTCGATCATTACGCACATGGCGGTATTGTTGGCAATGCGATTAATTGGACTAAGGGTAAGCTATCTGACATTGGTTCATGGATTGGTGACAAGGCCAAGGCTGTTGATAAATTTCTCAAAGATCCGCTTGGAAACATTTCCAATCTACTTCATAAAGCTACTGATGGCTTATTTAAAGGGGCAGCTAGTTTTGGTAACTTAGCTAGTGGCGTCATTAGCAAACTATCAAGCATAGCAGTTAACAAGTTCAAGGAAATGTTAAACAGCACCAAAAAACACTGGAAGTGTCTGACGGGAAGGCTGGACACTACAATCCAGGCTTGATTGAGAAAGCCGCCAAGATGATGCACATTGATAGCCTTCCAGCAGGTTTCAGTGAGCTTTTGCAAGCAACTATCATGAGTGAATCTGGCGGTAGATCTGTTATTCAAACCGTTCATGATATGAATAGTGGGGGTAATGAAGCCGGTGGTATCTTGCAATATACACCAGGAACATTTGCTGCCTTTGCAATGCCAGGGCATACTAATCGGATGAATCCGCTCGATGAACTGTTAGCTTTCTTTAATAACTCCGATTGGAGAAACAGTATTGGACATACTTCTATTTGGGGTGTTCCAAAGGTTGATTGGCTGCATAGTGGCCCACAAGGTAGTCGCCGATTTGCTAATGGTGGCGAAGTTTTTGACGAGCAAACTGCAATCATTGGCGATAATAGCCAACATCATGAGTTTGTAATTAATCCTTATGATGTCACGGCTTATCCACTATTAGCTAAAGCGATGGACACAACTATGCGTGCTCAACCCGTCTCAACTCAGGCTACTAACAATCACGAAGATGATAATGCTGAAACTAATTCATTATTGCGGCAAGCTAATGCGTTGTTGCAAATCATTGCTGATAAGAAGCCGGAGTTATTAGACGACTTAGCTGCAAAGTTGCGTCAAAAAGATGCTCAGACATTCAGAATGCAGAACAGTTAGGAGGTTAATATGCAAGTATTTTCAGAGCGTACGGATAAACCGCACGCTTATTTATTTGGCGAATATACGAACCCGTTGGGTTTTGATCCGATTGAACTCGCTTTGAGTGAAGATGGTCAAGTCTGGCAATCAATTTTTGATGATCCCAATTTAAGTAACGCGTATCTAATTGATTTTGATTGGTTGCCACCAGTAATCGCCGATACCTATCGAACTGCAGGTACACGCGATGGTCAACAGCTTGCTAGCAGCCGCTTAGGTCCACGCGATCTAGTTTTGAAGTTCATTGCTTATTGCCGCGGCGATGCTGATGAAAAACTAAGTTTCCAGTCACTATCAAACTTTCTAATACGGCGTCATAATTATTGGGTTACTTTTGACAATGATGGTAGCCGCATGTATCACGTTCGTGAAAAGACAATTACTGCTGAATATTATGGTGACAAAATGATGATGGTCACTGTCACATTAAATAATTTTACTGGGGTTGCACAAAGTATTGTGCCGTCAACTCATATTAACGAAATGCCGAATATTGGCTTAGGGCTACCGACTGATACAGTTAATTATGTATTCAGCACATCTGAATTTGATGTCAATAATATTGGTGAACTACCAGTTGATCCCTTGGTGCAGGGCGATTATTTTGATATTACATTGACCGGTATTGGTTCACCCACAATTGCTAACACAACGACTGGCGATGCGATTACATGTACGAAGCCATTAACAGCTAGAGATACGTTCAATCTAATTGGCGTAAATCCACAAATTAATGGGCAAGCAGCTGGGATTAATACTGACAACGGTATTATCCGGTTAGCCAGCGGTAACAATCATTTCAAGATTACTGGTTGTCAAGATTTGAATTGTACTGTTAGCTTTTATTTCAAATATCTAAATTGATGATTCAATATCCAAAGCTAACTATCAGTGATCGGCTTAACCAGCAGAGAGAACGGTTGCCACTAGCTGACTTGCAAGAGACATTCAAAGAGTCTTGGACAGTCAACGAAAGGTGGCAAGTGACATTCGCCATTACTGATAGCTTAGCTTACGAGCAGGCTATTAAACTGCTAGATGTGCAAAATATCATTAATTATGATGGGCAGAGTTATGTTATTACACAATGTGCCAAGACAGTTTCTGGCGGAGTATCAGTATATGAAGTAACAGCCAGTCACTTATTCTATCGCTTAGCCAATAACGTGCGTCAGAATAATGTCAAAACTGGAACATTAACCTATGGATTATCAGATGCAGTCAATTTCATGCTTGCTAATAACGACCAGGGGGTAACGGCTAAATTTATTGGTGATTTCCCTAGAATCCAAATCGAAAATCTTGGTAATTCATCATTCAATAAGTTCTTGCAGGATTATACCGGTAAATTTGATGTCAGCTATGTTATTAACAACCAACAAATTATTTTTTATAGTGCAACATATCTAAAACAGCAGCCTGTTATTTATACATTGTTTTATCAACATGATATTGAAAACGTTAAGTTATCGCTTGATACAACTAGCCTGGTTAATGAGGTTCGTTGTTTGGGCAAACCAATTGATAAAGGCAGTGATACTAACAAATCACAAACTAAGTATCGAGTTGATTTTATTTATCGTGATAACGCTAGTATTCATAAATGGGGATTACAACGTGGTGATCCCCTCAGTGATGAGCGTTTTACTGATCAAGGATCCATGACTGAATATGCTCGACAAATAGTTCAAGCGCAACCAATTGCAACGCTTACTACTACCGCTTGGGATGTTGTCATTAAGCAGTGTGAAACTGTAAAGTTAATCATGCCTAACCTTGATTGGCAAACTAATGTAGCGCTTAACGGGTATGAACGTAATCCGTTTAATCAGTTTTCATTGCCAACAATTACGTTTGATAATGCCAGCCTTGCCGTCAATGATATTAATGTTGCCATGTTTAAGCACATCACTAATGCTCATGATAACGTTGGTAAAACAGTGACACAATTACAGGCAGCGTTAGGTGCCCTACAAGATGGTGATTTAATTACTGATGAAGATACGATCGACAAGCTTAACGAATTGGGTGGAATTTCATGAGTATTGCATTAAAAGACGCGGTAAAAATAGTAGCTGATGCGGTTGACGCTATTAATAAGCGGTTTCCAATCAAATGGGAAGATATTGCTAACAAGCCAACTATCGATTTTAAAGATTTTTACACGAAAGAAGAGATTGAAAAAATTTTAAATGCTAACAATCAATTAGTTTCCCCAGATGGCACTGTTTGGAAACCAACTATTGATAATAATGGTGTTGTTAGTTGGAAGAAGGTAATACCGAATGGACAATAATAAACATGCTTTAGCAACAGATAAATTAGCATCACTTCCGTTAGATCATATTTGGTATCAAACGTTGGCTTCAAATTTTGAAATACTTCAACAATATCTAAATAAATTTGATGAACTTGCAGATGAAGTCAACTCCAATCAATCACTCCAAAGCGCTGACTTAAAGAAAAAGCTTACCGACATGCAACAACAAATGAATAGCAAAATTAATCGGATCACACTGGGGACTGACGAAGATACGATTCGTTTAGTTGTTACGGCGATTCTACAAGAGCAGGGAGTGATTAAGTAATGCAAAGTTTAACTTATGTGATTGGTAACGATAAACGTAATTTGGTCGATGACATTCAGAATTTCAAGATTGATTTTGAGGATTCCAATTTCAACTGGGTTCAGGCCCGACAATATGAAGATGGGATGCGACAAGTTTTTGTCACTATTAAGAATGAAGACAGCACGCCATTTGATTTAACCGGCTGTAATTATTGGTTTGAAGGCATCTTACCAGATGGCGCCCATAAGATTTTAGATGCCAAACATGGTGTAGCGATTGACCCGGTTAATGGTCAGTTCCGCTTTGACATGCCTAAACAAGCCTTTGCGGTAGCTGGGTCGTATGTCCAGGCATTTTTCCGGATTATGAAGGATGGTGCCAGTGTCACAACGTTGGAATTTGATTTACAAGTCTTAGCTGACAAAGTGATCTCTGGATTGGTACCACACGACTACATTACGCCATTTGAAGATATATATAATCAGCTTAACAAGATGGGAACTGATACCCAGACGATGTTGCAGACGCTCCAGAAACAAATCAGTGATCTAGAAACTAAAATCCAGCAGGCTGGGCTGTTTACGCAGGCAGAAGCCGATGCGTTCAAACAGCAATTACTAACTGTTGTTAATGGGCTGCAAGCTAAGTGGCATGACATTGAAGTGACTGATTATAAGCCAACACGTGATGGAAATACACACCTGCTTAGTGAAAGTTATACCAGCATTGATGATGCAAGGAAAGACTATCCAGCAGCTACTTCTCTTGCTGATACGAAAGATTGGTGTGCAATTACTGAGGCAATTCAAGAAGGGCAAAATCAAGGGAAAAATATCTATTTAGCTCCAGGAGGCTACTTCGTTAATAAGACTGTTACTCTTCCAACCGGTGTCACTTTTTATGGTGCATATCAGAATTCTAGAATCTATGCTAGTTCACAGATGGGTGAAGACAGCAAGAAAACGCCGCTTGCCATTCTTGAATATGATGGAGAGGGACAACCGCCAATCTATCTTGAAAACATCCAGGTATTGGGTACAAACGATACTAGTAATCAATTGGTTGGCTTACATTTGGGCGGTAACCGTGCTTCTAAAATTACTAACTTTATTGTTAGCTATTGCTATGGTCATGGGACTCTAGTCTATCCTACACATCCACAAAGTGCAGATGTTGAAAATACTACCTTTGAGCATTATTGGCAGGTACAATCAGGAAGCTTCTGTATCAAGAGCAACGCTTCAATTGATCGGGGCAACATTACCGACTTTGCTGTCTATGATAGTCAAATTACGACTCTTGATATACGTGATGAAAAGCAGTCTAATACTTCTTCTCCTTCCGTTGAAATTATTAATGAAGATAATAAAGATGCAGTTAAAAGTGTGTATGGAATTGAATTTACTCGCTGCTTTCTTCATGCACAAGGTAATAATCTTGTACGTGTTGTTGGCTGTCATTCACCACTTGCAACGCATTCAATTAACTTTGATTTTATCAAAGGAGAACTACACGATGTCCACGGTGATTTAGGCCCTGGTTCGGATAAGTTTTTCTTATTCCACTTAGAGAATTGCTGGCATGTTATGGTAGACCATTCTTCACAGCTTGCTTATTCTGGAGCAAGTTATGTTGAAATTAAGCGTTGCGCTTTCTGTGACATTCAGACTGCTGGGATTGCTAATCTTGAATGGCAACATAGTGACTCGATGATTTTTACTTTAGATAAGTATTCCTATGAAAATCACATTAATTTAATTGGTATGGACATTTACCTAGCACCAGGGACAAATGATACTATGGAAAATCCTGATTTCGGTCACGATTTTGGGCAAGCTAATGATGCAATGGATCTTTTTTCTAAAATGAAAGATGAAGGCTCAGATAATCATATTACTGGTTGGCAAATTGGTCAGACGTTAACACTTAATAATGAACCACAACGACTGGGGCAGATCACTAAAGGGAAAATTGATGGTCTAAGTGATGATCATCAAACAGGCGTTACTTCGTCATTAATTCCTAATAGCGTTCATACTAAACATGTACTAGCAAGTGGAACAGAAAATATTCGATTATTATTACCAATTTTGTATAATCGTATATCAGGATTTATGATATCTTTTCGTGCAATTGGTTCAGAAGATGATTTGGAAAAACTGAAGTTTGTCGCTGGATCACAACTAGTTCCATTGCCAACTGATCAAAATTGGCACGTTTGGACTGGTATTTGTCAAACCAATATTATGAAAGCAATTGGCATTGAAACACCTGGTAATGCAGTTTTAAGTAATGATGTAACTCTTGAAATTGAATACATGGATTGCTTTATGGAAAACAAAATTCCATTCTATCCAGACTTTGTCGCATTGCCAATGCCAAAACCAGGGGAGGGGAACTATTAATGAAACGAGTTTATCTCTATTTGAAGAATGGCAAATATTCTTGTTATGCTGATATTTCAGATGAAGTGGAGTTACCACCTTATTCAACGCTAATTGGACCGCCAGAAGTGATGATTAATCCATATTGGATTAATAGCCAATGGGTTGACAAAGAACGTGTACCGGATAAAGTGCCAAATTATCAAGATGTTTTGACTGCATTACCGACAATAGAGCAGAAACTTACTATGCAACAGTCACAGCAGATTACCCTTCTGCAAACAACGGTGATGCAACAGAATCAAACCAACGTTAAACTTCAAGCAACTAACCAACAGCAAGAAAAGCAAATTGATCAATTACAGCAATTGTTTATGCTCGCTAATCAGCAACAAGCAGTAACAACCAAGAAGGGAGAAAATTAACCATGATGACACAACTACAAATGCTTCAAATGTTTTGGAATGACTGGGGAAACCATAATCTTGATTTCTACAAAGTTTACGTTCAGTGTGGTGCAATCAGTAAGGAAGACTATAAGACAGTTACTGGTCAAGACTATGACGCCAACTAAGCAGCCGGTTGACCCAGTCAAAGAAGCCATCAAGACGGCACCAGAAGATATATTAAAACAGAAGGTGTAAAAAGTGAAACTCAAGAATAAACTAGTATTGACTGGAGCGGCCACAATGGCGGCTCTTTTTTTAGGGCTAAATGCTAACGCTGCCCGCATGGATATGGTCGATGTGTCGAATAATAACGGCTACATGTCTACGGCAGAGTATGTTTCCATGCGTAATGAGTTCGGCGTTAAAGCTGTCACGGTCAAGATTAGTGAAGGCGGTACGTACAAAGATCCGTATGCTGCCAGCAACATTGAAAATGTCCAAGCAGCTGGAATGTATATCAATGGTTACCACTTTGCACGCTATGCCACTAAGGCACAAGCAATCGCCGAAGCTGATTTTGCCGGCCAAACAGCTAAATCGGCAGGACTACCAGTTGGTGCGGTACTAGTGACTGACGTAGAATCACAGGAATCCGATAACCAGTCCAAAGCGATCAACGACCGTAATAATGCCGCGTTCATGAAAGAGATTCAGAAATTCGGATATCGGGCCGACATTTACACGTCAGGATCATGGGCTAACAACAAGATGACCGTTAAGGGCAAAACTGGCTGGATTGCTGCTTACCCGTATGTGGTTAGCGGTAAGAACTGGTATTCAACTAACCACGCATGGCAGTGGTCATCAACGGCTAAGTTCCGTATCAGCTATGGCGGCTTCGATGTTAGTCAATTAAACAGCAACTACTACACTGCTGGTCAGAAATCAACGGTCAAGCCAACTAATAAGGATGCAGTTAAGGTCAATAACCGAAAAGCCAACAAAAACATTTACAAGCCAGCCTCATCGGCAAAGTGGGTCAAAGAGTCGAAGACTTACACACTCAAGACGGCGGTTAAGCTGCGCACAGGTGCGTCAACGTCATCAAATGCAATCACTATTTTGCCAGCTGGAACCACGGTCAAGACCGACCAAGCTATCATTCAAGGCGGGTATCGCTGGGTACGCCAACCACGTTTTAATGGTTATGGCTATCTAGCAACCGGCCCGTCAAGTAATACGCTGGAATATGTAAAAAGTGATGCAGCTCACACGTATTACACAGTCAAGTCTGGCGATAGTTGGTGGGCAATCGCACAGCGCAACGGCCTGAGCATGACTACATTAGCTAGTCAGAATGGAAAGACGATTTACACCACTATCTATCCCGGCCAGCGATTGGTGGTGCGATAATGGCACAATATGATGATACAACTAAGTTATTAATGGATATTCAAAAGGATGTGGCCGCCACCAAAACGAAAGTTGAGAATATCGAAGAAAAGCTTAACCAAGTTGATGACATTGATAAAAAGGCTGCTAAGGCCTTAGCCAAGTCCATCGAGGTTGAGCACGAAATAGGACGGATTACTCAAATACAGAATTGGGTTATCGGTGTCCTAGTTTCCGGCACTCTAGTCACGTTAATTATTTACATCGCAGAAAAGTTCCTTTAGGAGGGAAAATATGATTAAAAAAATTAGTTTTAAGAATGCTGACGGAAGCTTGAATGGTAAGTTGATTGCTGGGATTATTTCGTTATTAATTGTGTTAGTTCAACAAATCTTTGCCATGTTTGGCATTAAATTTACTGGTAACTGGTCAGCAATCATCGCAGTAGTGAATACCGTATTAACGATCCTTGGTATGCTTGGCGTTATTACTGACGTCCAAACAGTGACATCACCAACAGTTGATAGTGAAGAGAGAATCCAAACTGAAGCAGCAGCTAATAAGATTGCTGATGGAATAAGAGCGATTAAGGCTGCTGATGAAGCGCAAACGCCAACGTCCACAGCCGCTGCAGTGAATAGTTCTGCATCATCTGACACTGAAACGGCGTCAGAATCCGCGTCAGAATCCGCCTCACAAGCAGGCGAAAAGTAGTATAATAATTGTGAACTGTTCTAGTCCCCCATGCTTCGGTGTGGGGGATTTTTTGCATAAAAAGCCGCCTGCTGTGAGGGCAGACGGCTAATACATAAGAAAAAGGGTCTTAACGAAAGAGGAAACCAGATTATTTAGTAGGTTCCATTATTATCATAGGAATTATGAGAAATCGTGCAACTTTAATACTCACTAATGTGAAACTACATTACTGGCAATTGCTGGGGTGAAAATTTTTCGAAAGGTTTACAAAAAACACATAAAGATGTAAAATCAGAAAAAAGACGTAAGGTGGTTGGCTTCAATGACGAAAATTCCGTATTTTTCTGAATCAAATAAATCAGCGCAAAAACTAGTCCAGACTTTGTTTACACCAACTCAGCAACGTTTAGTTGTTGGAATTATAGCAGCAGGATACCAAACTGAAAAACATTTCGTAAGTGTTAACGCACCAGAGTGGCTTCAAATGGATCGGGCCCAAAAGCTATATCCTGAGTTGAAGAATATGGCTGTTGAGTTTTCGCTGAGACGTGCATGCGATCAAAAAATCATTCCATTTTCATATGAAATCGGAACTATTGAAAAAAACAAAAATAAATTTTTGAAGCTTATTAACAATGAAAAACAAGTGATATTAACTATAAACCAAACACCGTCTGATAAACGTGCTAGTCGACATGCAAAGTTTAGAGCTGATTTATTTGATCAATGTGATAATCGATTTGTGCTGTTTGATGATGAAGCAAGAAGTCAAGATTCAGTTTATCTGGAATTGAACCATGGCTATCAGTCAGATCAACCATCATTTACAATACTCGGTAAACCGGATAGTACAGGCTTATGGGAAGCTAGACTAAATTTGCAGAATAACTTGCAGGTACTTTCTAGTAATGAAGAAAAAGATATAAAGACGACAGCAAAAGAAGTTGCATCGTTTAGTATGGATGAATTTCGACAATACCAAGAATTTAAAACTGAAGGATGAGGAATATGTCAGCAATAGAGTCAGGCAGATTTTCGAGCGAAAAACTAAGATTTTTTCGTGATTTGAAAGGTGAGAGCTTAAAACAAGTGTCTGATGATGTCGGTTATAGCGTGACTACACTTTCAAAATGGGAGAAGGGGCGATCTATACCTAACTTTTCTGGCATAATGAGTCTGTCAAAACATTTTAATGTTGACCATCATTTTTTCTTGTCAAGGGTAGATGTGCCTGAGTTTGATGGCCCTGTATTTTTTAGAAAGGCAGCAGTTTTACCAAAAAGAAAGGTAACACAGGCTCAATCAAAGGAGAAAGGATTTGCAATAGTTGATGGATTATTAACTGAAATACTTAATTTACCCACATATGCAGAACCTAGTTATGCAAATAAGTCTAAAGATTTTGAGATTTTGTCATATGAAACAATAGATAGAATTGCGGATAATGTAAGGTCGCAATTCAATTTAGGCGATGGCCCCATTGCAAATATGACATTGATAGTTGAGAGAATGGGGATAAGAGTTAAATTTTCTGATCTTGAGAGTGAAAAGATAGATGCTGTTACAGGAAATATAATGTCACGACCGTATATCTTATTGAATTCTAGAAGACTTTCGAGTGTTAGATTAAGATTCAATTTGGCACATGAATTAGGACATATACTTTTACATGCACATTATCCCAGTAATATTATTAATAGTAGTTCAAATTTAAAAACAATTGAGAGTGAAGCGAATCATTTTGCCGGAGCATTACTAATGCCAGATTATGGAATATCACTAGATATGATTAGAACGAATATGAGTTATATAATTGAGCTGAAAAAGCATTGGAAAGTAGCTATTCAGGCGTTAGTTTACCGCGGAAATGAGATGGGCTTAATAAGCGATTCTCAAGCGCTTTTCTTACGACAGACTATTTATAGAAATAAATGGAGAATTAATGAGCCACTTGATGATGAAATTCCAATAGAAAGGCCATCTTATATTCAAAGCGCGATTAAATTTTCAAATGATAATTCCAATTATAGCTTGAAAGAGATTTCAAGAGCCACGGGTTTGTCAATTGCTGAAGTTAACTACTGGTTGATCAATGAGAAAACATCTTCATTGGATGATAAACAAGAATCTGGTCTACGTTTGTTGTGACAACGAATCCCGCACTAGCCTTAAATGGTCGGTGCGGGATTTTTGATTTATATGTAAGATAAGAATTTTTGACATAATGTATACAGGGGTGTATACTATCCTTGTATCAAATATTGTATGTATAGGAGGAATACATTATGTCTGTGAAGGTAAATATGAAGTCGTTTATACGTTTTTCAACAATAGAGTTTTAGAATGGGGTGGATTATTATGTTGTTATCCGCAAAGATTGTTAAATTAGGCAACTCGCAAGGAATCAGGCTAAAAAAGTCAATCCTCAAAGAGATTGGAATTGTTAACCCAATTAATACGCCAGTTCAAATTTCTGTAGAGGATGGCAAGATATTAATCTCACCAACAAGGCAAGAATCTAATCTAATGCGTAGATTTGATCAATTTGATTTAACAAAGTATCGTCAGGAAAACCCTACTCATGAATACGATTGGGGAGAAGCCGTTGGTAATGAATCCTTCTAA